GGATCCTTTATAGGTGTTCCTGCAAAACGCTACGGCGGGGTTGTACAAGACGGAAAAGACTTGCCAGGCTACGCTGTAGGCGGGGTTGCTTCTGGCCCTCAATCAGGCTACCCTGTAATGATGCACGGAACTGAAGCAGTTGTTCCTTTGCCGAATGGAAAATCAATACCTGTTGAAATGAGAGGCTCAAACCAGAATAATAATGTAACTGTAAACGTTAGTGTAGAAGGTTCCACTCGTACTGAAGAGTCTTCAGGCCCGAAAGCAGCGGACTTAGGAAAAGTTATCGCTCAAGCAGTACAACAAGAGCTACAAAATCAAAAACGCTCTGGTGGTATTTTGAATCCTTATGGAGTAGCATAGTATGGCACTAGGATTTAGTACAACAGCAGCTTATGGCAATCTATGGGCAGCTCCAGATAAAGGGCTGTCCCGCCAAACACAGCATAGAGTTATTACCCAATCTTTTGGAGACGGGTATGAACAAAGGCTGTTAGACGGCATTAATACGCAGACTGAAAAATTGAATGTAAATTTTGCAAATCGTACAAAAGAAGAGATTAACGATATTGCAGGATTTTTAAATAGTACAAAGAATGTTACAGCTTTTAATTTTAATGTTCCTTTACAAAATGGAGTAGAAGGTGAAGAAACAATTAAAGTTGTTTGCGAGAATTTTTCTGTTAATTACCAATACGATAACTACTATAGTTTAACTGCAAGTTTAAAAAGGGTTTATGAATAATGAGTGACGTTATTGCAACAGATGCAAATAATTCTTCCGTAGATAGTGGACTTATAGAGCTTGTTGAAGTAAGTATCCAAGGAGTTACATACTACTTCTCCCCCGAAGCAGGTGTTGGAGAGGATATAATATTTGACGGAAATACTTATGTACCTTTTCCAATCCAAGTAACTGGAGTAGAAGTATCCTCGGACGGTGCGCAGAATCGTCCAAAACTTGCAATGGCAAATATTATATCTTTAACTACTTCCGACTCTTTAGGGCCAGACTTTGATTTTGATGACTTAATAGGCGGTAGAGTTACTGTTAGAACAACCTTAAATAAATATTTAGGAGTTGGAGCTACCCCACAGGAGTTCCCTAAGAAAGTATTTGTCATTGATAGAATCTCTGCTAAAAACCAGCTAATGATAGAGCTAGAGCTGAGCTCTCCGTTCGACCTGCAAAATGTAAAAATTCCAAGTAGAATAGTAGTAGGAAAATACTGTCCTTGGGTCTATAAGCAGCACGTATTAGGCAGTAATGACTCTAAAAGTGCTTGCTACTGGAAGACAAATTTCTTAAAAGATGCAAATGGCAATAAATACTTTTTGTTCTTTACAAAAGACGACGAACCTTTAATACATGAGACGCAATTAAGCGCTGTGAATTCTTATTATAAAGGACCATACTCAGCATCTTCTAGTTATGAAATGGGTGAGATAGTTTTTAGCTCTGGGTATTACTGGCAGAGTAAAGATTATGGTAACTCAGGAAATACTCCTGGAGAAGATAATGCGCTATTCTGGCAGAAAGTACGAAAATATAGTACTTGGAACAGTAGTACCACCTACCTCAGTGCAGACATACCAGAAGATAATGACTACGTATACTATAATGATAAAGTATATAGATGTATACAAAATAATGTAAGTGTAGCTCCGGGAACAAATAAATTATTCTGGAGAGAGGCAGATCAGTGCGGAAAACTCGTTTCCTCTTGTAAGGCGCGATATCAGGCTACCCTACATTCTACATCTGGAGCTGGTATTAATACTCGACCACACTACTTCAAGAATAGAGATATAACATTGCCGTTTGGAGGGTTCCCCGGCTCGCGGAAGTTTAGATGATACAGTATTTAAGAGATATACAAGAGCACTTTAAGAATGAATACCCGAGGGAAGGCTGCGGGGTTTTAGGAGTTGTAAAAGGTAAGCTAAAATGGTTTCCTTGCACAAATGTGGCCGAAGATCAGGAAAATTTTATTATTGACTCCACTGAGTACTTAAAACTTGTACAGACTAGCGATATTGTAGGTATTGTGCATAGCCACCCAGATAAGTCATCGGAGCCTAGCGAAGCAGATATAGCTGCTTGCAATTCTTTGGGGATTAAATATTATATCTTCTCTTATCCTAGCATGGACTTAACTGTACTTGAGCCTGTCCAGTCTGTAAAAGACTTATATGGTAGAGAGTATAAATTTGGAGAAGCAGACTGCTTTGAAGCGATGCGGGACTATTTAGCGACTCAAGATATTCATATAAGCCCAAGAGCAGCTTTTGAAGACGACTGGTGGAAAAAAGATTTAAATTATTTTACTCCCGAAGTTGTAAAGTTATGGGGGTTTAAAGAGATAAACCTTTCAGAATTACAGCCTAATGATATGCTAGTTTTTAATGTATTTAGCGAGGTTCCTAACCATTGCGGAGTTTATCTAGGTAATGAAGTTTTTTATCATCACGCAGTCAATAGACTATCGTGCAGAGAAAGTCTCTACCCTATGTGGATAGAATATTTAACAGGTGCATATAGACATGAAGCGTAAAGTTTATTTAGAAGGAGTTTTAGGCTCTAAATTTGGGAGTGGACATACAGTGTTCGCAAATACCCCTGCCGACGCAATGCGATGCTTAGACGCAAACTTTGGAGACCCTTTTCGTAAGTATCTTATAAAAGCTCACGAAGAGGGAGCTGGATTTATAGTAGAAGTAGCGGGCACATCTTTGAGTGTGGAAGAATTACTCATGCCAGTTTCTAAAGGCGACTTTATTATTACGCCAGTGCCTGCAGGTTCAAAAAGTGGTGGTGCAAAAATATTGGCAGCAGTAGCTTTGATAGGGCTTGCTATGTACTTACCTACACTCGCTACATACCAAGGTGTTTTAGCAGGGCAGGCAGTGACTGTTCAAGGGTCTTTAGGAGCAGCAATGGCAGGTCAACTGGGTACAGGGGCTAAAATAGCCAGCCTATTCGCTGTGAACATAGCAACCAGCTTAGCCATAACGGGGTTGCAGCAATCTATGGCTCCTGACCCTTCTACAGACTCAGATCAAAATAGCTCCTACTTATTTAATGGATCAGAGCAGAATATTATAGAAGGAGACCCTGTCCCAGTACTTTATGGAAGATTACGAGTACCCGGACAGCCAATAGCTTTTGAAGTAGTAAGCGGCAGTAAAGGCATAGGTTCTTCCGCAGTAGTATCTTCGATAGCATTTGATCCTGCTGCGGAAATAGTCGACGATTCTGCAGCTACGTACATAACAGATACAGGGCAGACGGCACCCGTAACAGTAACTACAAGTAGCGGCGGGACAAGAAAAGGCCCCGGCGGCAAAGGCTCATTAGCTTAACCACAGGAATAAAAAAATGGCACTAAAAGCATCAGACAGACGCAGAGCTTCTGCTAGTAATAATTTACTTGGCAACTACCGAATTGCTGGGAATGAGCAAACTATGCTCGTTCGGGATATTATCTCTGAAGGGCCAATAGAAGGGCTAGTTGCAGGAGGCACGTCTATTTATTTAAATGACGATACTCTCATGACTCAAGCCGAATCTCCTATATCTTCAGCAGGCGGACAATTAAAAGTGACAGGATCGGTAGGATCTAAAGTACTAACTGTGTCTAATCCTGGTAACATCGTAAATGCAAATAAACTAGATGCTGACTTTATAGTTATAAGAAATATCTTAACTGTAAAAGGTAATATTACTCTTGTAAAAGCAACAGATATCTCCTTCCCGGGATCAGATACTATCAGAATGAGCTATACTTATAAATTTACAATTACAAGTGGAGGCACTTTTACTACGAGTCTAGGCTCTAGCTTAACAGGCGGCAGTGTCCCTGCCTCCGGAGTAACGGATTTAATTGGCTCAGCAGTATTACCAGACGGTAGTGGAACTCCTCTACTAAATATTACTTCAACTAGTTTCGAGTTTATTAGTACAAAATCTACTTTGGACGAGTTAACAATGCCAGTAATTGTCACGGTTTCTCAGTTCTATAAAATAATAGGTACTACTACAGACACGATTACTCTTGCATCGCCTTTGCAGTACGCTGTAAGTAACCGTGATATTTCTGTACCAGGTAGAAAACCTGTAATAAAAGGCAAAGGATCCGCTAATTCTACTGGAGGAGATAAGAAGTATATAAATTCGTCATTCCAATTTTCCCCAGGTATCCTAGACCAAGCCCCTCATTCTTCCTTTTTCGGCTCTGGGACTAGTAGTTTTGAGTTGAGCGGTCCAGATATAGGTAGTAATCTAACTGATGATGCCCCACAAACTATACAAGGGTTAGGAGGCTCAGTAACTGCCTCTCAAATAGCTGCAATAGATAAAGCAGTTATAACTTTTCAGTACCCTAACGGTCTATATAGGGTTAATAAAGATCAAGGAAATGAGTACCCAGAATTTGTAGCCTATAGAATAGAACTAGCAGTACAAAGGACTACAGACGTAAACGAGTTGAATACTTTTGTCAAGCTGCCGGGAACTTATACCTATACAGCTTCTGAGCCTCCGGCTCAGTCCTACAAGGCTGTTCCTATTACTATAGGCGAGAAACTAACTTTGCACTTGGCAAAGACTAAAGACGCGTACCTGGTTACAGAAGTAGTAGACTTAGAGCCTTATAAACCTTTTGTAGATTTTCGTATTCGAGTGACTCGTGTAACTGGATCTGGAGAAAGCAATAATTCAGAGACTATGTACTCCACTCCTAATTGGAAAGACCACCCGAATAGTACAAGTATTCATACAGCTAAAATATCAAATGTTACAGGGCTACTTACGGAAAAATTTAACTATCCTTATACAGCTTTAGCCACTGTCACTTTTAGCTCTAAGAACTTTTCTAGCATGCCTACTCGTGGTTATGAGTGTTTTGGTATGAAAGTGCAAGTTCCTGATATCTATATTACAAGAGAAGAGAATGATGGTCTAAATGCTAAATACACTAGAGATCCTAGCAATGGAGGAGACTCCGGTATTATTCAATTTTGGAGCGGAGCATTTAGAGAAGAGAAAGTTTATACAGATAATCCTGCTTGGATTTTCTATGACATTGTTACTAATAATCGGTACGGTATCGGAGACTGGATGCAGAAAGAAGGGGACTCCTTTGTAGATATTGATATTTACTCTTTGTTTAAAATAGCTAAGTACTGCGATGAACTAGTTCCAGACGGCAAAGGGGGCTTAGAGCCTCGCATGCGTGGCAATTTCTACTTTACAAAAGCAACCGATTGCTATAAAGTTCTAAAAGACATAGCTACTTCTTTCCGTAGTATTTTGTACTGGGCTGACGGTAAGTTAATGCCAGTTATGGATGCGCCTCGCGAACCTGTGTATACCTTTACAAAAGGAAACGTAATTGGAGGAGAATTTAGCTACGAGTCTACAGGCAGCAAGACGCGAGCAAATCAAATCGTTGTTAGTTGGGTAAACCCTGCAAATAACTACAAGATGGAGCCTTTAATCGTAGAAGATCGTGATAATATTATAGATACTGGACGCATACTGCAAGAGGACGCTACTGCTTTTGGAGCTACTTCATACGGCCAGGCCCTTCGGTACGGTCGCTGGAAATTATGGACTGCTATAAACCAAACAGAAATTATAAGTTTCTCTACTTCTATAAATGCAGCGTTTTTGGCTCCCGGTGATGTAATTAACGTTCAAGATGCCCATGAGCACTCAATCGCATTTAGTGGGAGAATACTAGGAGTAGCAAGTGCTACTCGGGTTACTTTAGATCGTCAAATCCCAATTACAGTAAACGCCAATAACTCTTATCAAATAGCAGTGCTTTATACTGGTACTTTTGGTATATTAAATCAAGCAAGCGCCACTGTGAACGGGGTTGTATACTCTAAGGGAGACGTAATCCCTTCTATAACGACAAAAGAAGCCGCAGAAAATGTTGTAGATAGTACCACAGGAACCTATGTAGATATTCTTCTTTCGAATACTTCTTACGTAGTAACTAGAGATGTTGTTTCAAGCTCAGTAGACTCTAACGGTAAAACTGTGCTTGTTTGCGACCCTTTTGATACTAATCCTGCTGTAAATACTATTTGGGCTATTAAGCACTTGCAAGGGGGCAGAGAAGTCGCAACCTCATATAAACAGTATAAAATCATGAGCATTTCGCAAGACGAAAAGAGCAAGTATTCAATAGCAGCAGTAGAGTACTTTGACGAAAAGTTCCAGACTATAGAAACAGATTTTACTTTAGAGCAAGACGATCCTATATTTCCAGACGAAAGCACTTATGATGATGTGCCTAATGTTCAGGATTTACGAGTTTCAGTAGTACCGAAGTTAACTGAAGCAGGGGAAAACGTAGTTGTATACTGGAACGCCCCACTATCTATATACCCTACTACTAACTCTGTAACATATGAACATTTAAGAGGTTATGAAATTGAGTATCTTGACCAGGATGAAAGATATATAGAGGAAATAGGTCCAGATAAAACTTCTCACTCTTTAAATCTTAACAGCATAGACAGCTCATTATTTGTAGGGATTACTGTAATTTCCACAAATGGACGTAGATCTGAGCAAGTAACTGCTGCTTTTAACTTATCTGAGAATAAGCTAGGCACTGCGACTAGATTCAAGGGTCTAAGAGTAGGTGCATTGTCAGATACCCATATGTCATTAAATACAGAAACAGGCTTAATTAGTTTCATAAAACAGCCTACACTAGCTCCTAGCTCTATCGAATCTCAAGCTAAAACTATACTTACAGAGGTTTCTCAGGCCTCCAGCGATATAGCTATAGGTAGCTCTGCATATGTATTTGTAGACTATAGTAAAATGAGCAGTGGAGATGCAATAAAACTTATAAATTACTTAGATAATACTACACTAAAAGTACCTTACTGGTATGATATACAAGATGCTAATACTTTTACCACGAGGACAGGTACAGTAACTATTACTGCAAATTCTTCAAAAGTTACTGGGAATAATACTCAATTTACTGAAGTATTTAGTGAAGAGAAGCAAAATGTAATCAGGTTTACAAGCACAAAAGCAGCTCTAGTTAGCTATGTAGAAAGTGATACAGTGCTTTATATTGATAGAGTTTTCAGTACGAATACTGTATCAACTTATTCAAGTCCGTCCTTAGATCTTGACTATTCTCAGGACTTCTTAATAGCTAAAATTGATAGAGTAGAAGCAGATAAATATGCTAAAACTTCGTACTTAACTATTGATACTGATTTAGAAGCAGCAGGTATTTATTCGATTAAGACTATATATGCAGATGATGAACAGGGCTCTAACCCTTCTTTTGACCCAGAAGGTAAATCTTTTGTGTATTTCTATAGATATTTAGGAGAAGAGCCTTCCTTGGTATTTGAGTCTCAAGAGGAGTTAGACTTATCTTTCCCGCAACCAGGGGAAGAAGATGTTATCATATTACTTAGTGATATAAGCGGAGTTGTGTTCGCTAGGGTTCAGGGAGAGAGTGCTTTATCGGTAGTGATTAGCTCCAGCAATGAAGGGTTTATTTTCAAAAATAATGAGGGGGCCAGTAAACTGCTAACCGCCAAAGTTTACGATAATGCAACAGGCTTAGAAATAACTTCTGCAGAGACTACAATTTCTTATAACTGGACTATTGACGGAACGCAAGCCTATGTAGACGCAGATAATAACTTAGACCAAAACGCGGGTATTCCAGCTACTCAATCTACTATCTGGGTAGGGCCTGAAGACATAGTTGATAACGGGTCGAATCTTATTAGCTGCGAAGTTACAGTAGACTAGCTTTAACTGCGAAGTGACGGTATAATCCGTCACTTTCTTTAGGTGCTTAAAAAAAGTTCTTGCAAATTGTTTACATCTTGAGTATAATAGCAAGATAATTACAAAGAGTATTTACTCTATGCAGGTATTTAGAGGACTAACATGGCGCGCAAAGGCATAGGCTCAATCACAATTTCTGATATTAGCGATGGTGCAACAATCACTAGCGTTACTAAAGTAGGTACTACGACTACTGTCACCTTCAGCGATGATCAAACTTTTATTATTGAAGACGGGGCAGACGCCACTCCAAACGGGGTAACTGCGATTTACGCAGACAATGCTGAGGGTGAGGGTGCGAGCCTTACAGATGACTCGAAACCTTATATAAACTTCTATGAGTGGTCAGGCAGTGCTCCGACAGAAGCTCCTAGTGGGTTGACTTACTATAAGATTCAAGGTGACGAAGGGGGCTCTAATGGCGTAGTTGCGATCTACGCAGACGATGCTGCAGGCACTAACGCGACTTTTACCTACTCCAATCAAGAATACGTAAACTTTTATGAGTGGTCAGATAGTGCTCCGACAGCAGTTCCTAGTGGATTGACTTACGTTAAATTTGTGGGCGACAAAGGCGATAATGCCACGGGGCTATCATTATCCTCTACTAGTTATGTTGCTGCTTTCGATACTAATAATGCCTATCTTACAGGGGTAATTACTGTAAGTGCGAAACTGCAGAATATTTCTGGAGACGTTACTTGGAAGGTAAATGGAGTAACAAATGCAGGAGTTACTGGAACTTCTTTAAATGTATCAGACCAGGATATATCTAACGGGTCTATTGCTGTCCAGGCCTCAGTAACTTATAATAGTACTCTGTATACAGATACTTTGGAAATTGTACAACTAAATGCCCCTAAAGAGAACTTAGTAGTTTCCGTTACAAACTCGTCTCATAGTGTGCCAGCAGACTATGATGGCAAAAATAGTGTACCGGGCGGTTCGTCTACTCAGATATTTGTATATAAGGGAATAAACTTACAAAATTTTGTGGAAAAAGCTACTTATGACCAACTAACAGAAGAGGGTAAGAAAGCAACTTGGACTATTAGCTCTATTAGTGCCTCAACAGGGATTACCCTAGACACTTTAGCAGATCAGTTGTCAGTAGGCACAAATGCCCAAGCAATAAGTAAAGATATTACTACAATCTCAGACGCGTTTAGATCAGGTACTATTAGTTTCAATATACAAGGCGTAACTCTAGGAGGAGAGGCTTATACATTAGTCGCTACTCAAAGCATAACTAAAGTACTACAAGGGACCCCCGGTAACGATTCAACTGTACCAGGTTACAGAACCGCAACGGGGTATATTTACTATCAATCAGCAGCAAGCACTGCGCCCGCAGACCCTACAATCACTAATGTAACTTATAGCTGGTCAACAGGTAAGTTTAGTGGGGGTGTAATCGGCACTGAGGGTACAGACTGGAATCAGTCTGCGCCTACTTTTAATGCAGGAAATGCTAATAAGTATTGGTATGCATATTACACTGTAGTGGAGGGAGCTTCTGGAAATACTATTACATTTGGGGAGTCTTTACAAGGAATAGGGTTTAGCGGGTTAGTAACGTTTACTTCAGATGGATATAATATTTCTAACGGCTCCACTACATATGACCCTATTCATGCAATAGAAGGTAGTGCTACTGCTACTACAATTAACGGAGGAAAGCTGACTACAGGGTCTATTTCTGCTAATAAATTAAAATTAAGCTCAGGGGCTAGAGCTCTTAATTTTGACCCTAATTTTGAGGATCCTACAGTTTGGAGTAAGTCTTCCGGATTAACATATGGAACTTCTAGTTCTGTATTAATTAAGCCAGGCGCAACAGGTACTACATATCTAGATGGAGATACGTCTGCTCTTAATAGTATGATCACTTCTGCGAGAAGATACTCTATAGACCCTACTAAAGTATATACTTTGACAGCTAAACTTTTAGCAGAGACCGGAAGCTATAGAAATATGTATATTTTTGTACAGTTCTATGATGAGTCAGGAAATTATGTTGATAGTACTACGACAGGCTGGGGAGGCTCCAAGTCAGGGTACACATTTGGAGGGATTCCATCTCCTTTAAATACGTTTGTTCTATGCGGAGGGCAGTTCGGAGTTGGCACAGGAAGAGAAATACCTAGTTCAGTACGTTCGTGCGAAATAGGTATTTGGTTTCAATACTCCGGCAACTCAGGGTCAGGTACTTATGCTCAGTACGCTCAGGAATTAAGATTAGAGGAAACCGTGCCTGCATCTCTTATAGTAGATGGGTCAATAGATGCTAAACAGTTGGCAATATCTAATGATCCTTCTAACGCTACCTCTCAGGGAATATATTTTGATGCAGATAATAACCGTATAACAATACGAGACGCAACAGGGATCAGAGTAGTTCTAGGTAACTTAGTAGGAATATAAGACTAAGAGGGGGCGACAACCCCCCCTTAAAAATAAATCTTGACTAAAAATGTTCATATTGATATAATTTCAGCATAGGAGAATTCAGAATGACAGCAGCTACTTTTAATATTACCATTGATCAAGGCTCAGACTACGTTACTAAGCTAACTTTGTCTGAAGATGGCTCACCAAAGCCTTTGGTAGGCTATGAAGCGCGTGCTCAGATGCGAGAAAAGAAAACAAGTACTACTGTCACTGCAACCTTTGACTGTCAGATTTTGGATGAAGTCAATGGTGTCTTAAAATTCGGATTAGGGAATGCGATTACTCAAGGCATAGCTCCAGGTATATACTATTATGACCTTGAAGTCTACACTCCCAGCGAAGCTGTTGTTACTCGTCTTTTAGAAGGTACTGCAACAGTCACACAAGAAGTAACAAGATAATGGCAATTTCCATAGAAATAGTTCCAAATTATACTACGTTAGAAGTCAATCCTGCGGTTACAACTGTTATCGCGCAGGCGGGGTTTCCTAGTTTGGAAGCACGAGAAATTTTTGTAGAGTCCCACGGTACTATTACCGCTACTAATCTACAAGAAGTTTTGGAGCAACTTGCAGATCAAAATTTTCGGACTTCCGAAACGCCTGACCCGATTACTTCTAATATAGAAGAAGGGGATACTTGGTACAATACTGCTACTAATAATCTTTACACATACCGCGAAATCAGTAACGGAGTCTTTGACTGGGTGCCTATAATGATAGGTAACATCTCGCCAGATTCCGATACGATGGACGGAGGGGCTTTTTAAGCCAAATTTGGAGTATTTAAATGTCTCAAATTATTAAAATCAAAAGAAGTACGGTATTAGCTGCCCCTTCTTCACTAGCGAACGGTGAGTTAGCATATTCACAAGCATCCGAAAAATTATTTATTGGTCGCCCTGGTGGCGGTCTTGGCGATATCGATCAAATTGGTGGTAAGTGGTTTACCGACCAGCTCGCAAATGCTTTCGAAGATAAAGGCATCCTAGCAGCTTCTAGTGCTATTGTAGTAGACGCCGATAAGAAAATTAATGAGTTTTATGTTGATAATCTAAAACTCGACGGTAATACCCTTTCGATTACAAATACTAATGGTAATTTGGTTCTTCAAGCAAATGGTACTGGTGTAGTTGATATTAATTCTCCTGTTCAGTTCTCTGGCCTAACTGCGAATCGTGTAGCAATCGCAGGTGCTGACGGCACTCTTACCGATAGTGCTCAATTTACCTATACTGTTCCCGATGCAAGCAATATCAATGTTAAAGTTGTAGGCTTGTTGGATGTTGACAATGTTCGTATCAATAGCAATACAGTTTCTACTCAAGATGTAAATGGTAATCTAGTATTTGAGCCAAATGGTTCAGGTCTTGTTGTTGTAAACAAAACTACTGGCTTTAAAGTTGCTTCAGGCGCTGAAAGCTCTCGACCAGATGCATCTGTTGTTGGTAACGCTGTAATTCGTTATAATACTGATTCAAATCGCTTTGAAGGTACTGTAAGCGGTAACTGGACTGGCCTTGGCGGGGTTGTAGATGTTGACCAAGATACCTACATTACTGCGGAATCTTCATCAGACGATGACACTCTGCGTTTCTATACAGCTGGCAATCAGCATCTAGATATCGATGCCAATGGTGATATGACTCTTGCTACAGGTCTGACTTTTGACGCAGACAAAGTAGTAGTAAATCAAATTAGTTTAGACAACAACACTATTGATATTAATGGCTCAACTATTTCTGCTACAGGCGATACTAGTAATGGTGAGCTGATCTTAGATCCTGCTCCTGCTGCTGGCGATAATGGCGGATTGTTGACTATTCGTGGTAACTTGACCGTAACTGGTACAACTACTACTGTTAATTCTACTGTAGTTGAAATTGCAGACCCAGTTATTGAGCTTGGAACCGATACAGCTGTAGACACTTTAGATCGCGGTATTATTGCTAAGTACGGAATTGACGATGGGGCTGGTGGTATTACCGCTAAGACTTCATTTATCGGATGGGATCGCGGAGCTGCAAACAACTTCACTTTTGAAGTAGATGGCACTACTGCGGATGCTAAGTTCAAAGACTTAAAACTGACTGGCTCTATTCGTTCAGTCGACGGTGTAGCTCCTTCAGCAGGTCAATTGCTTATTGGTAACGGTACAGATACCGATATGCAACTCGCAACTCTTACTCAAGGCGACTCATTAACTATCACTAATGGCGATGGCAGCATTGAGCTTGATGTAAACCCTGCAAAAACAAATGCTACTCAAAATATTAACAATGCCCCAGTTTCTGTAGGCACTTTGACAGTTGGGGTTTCTTACACTATCTACGAGCCAGGTGATACTGACTTTACCACAATTGGTGCAGCAGATAGCAATACAGGAACTACTTTTGTTGCAACAGGTACTGATGCAGGCACTGGTACCGTAATTCTCGCTTCAGGTGTAAGTAACACCGCCGTAGGCGACAACGTTCCACAGCGTGGTGCAGCATCCTTTGCTGCAGAGCAATTCAGTGTAATTGCCGGCCATGTCGCAATCATCGAACTCGATGGTGGATACTTCTAAGTATTTTTAACTGGAAACTTACAGCCTCCTATATAGGGGGCTTTTCCATATCTATAAGGTAAATACCTATGTCAGCAAATATTATTCTAAAAAGATCAGCTGTAGCTGGTCGCATTCCGACTACGGACCAACTTGAGCTTGGGGAAGTAGCAATCAATACCGCCGATGGTAAGATGTATATCAAAAAAATCACAGGCGGGGTCGAATCAATTGTTGTTATTAACGGCGCTCCAGAAGGCGTTTGGAAACAGTATTATTTCACAGCTACTGAAGGCCAGAGCACATTCTCTGGAATTGACGACAATTCAAAAATTCTCGGATATACCATAAACTTTTTAGAGGTATATCTTAATGGTATTCTATTAGATCCAGTAGTAGACTACGTAGCAAATACAGGGTATAGCATTGAGTTTGCTGAGCCTCTGACTGTAGATGACGTAGTTCAAATAGATACCTTTTCTACTAAAATTGGCCCAGGAGATATTGTAGTAGATACATTTACTGGGGACAATACTACTGCCTCATTTCAGCTTACTACAGACCCTGGCTCTGAAAATAATATATTTATTTACATAGACGGTGTATATCAGGAGAAAGATACTTATACTGTATCCGGCGAAACTTTAGTATTTGGCACTGCCCCATATGCGGGAGCTTCGATTGAAGCTATTATTGGCTCTCGAAACCTTACTATTACAGATATTAATGATTTAACTATTTCTGGAGACCTAAGTGTCGCAGGCAACGTAGGTGCAGCCAACTATTCGGGCACTTCGGCCACCCTTACAAACCAGCTATCCTCAGGAAGTATTTCTACTGGTACAATTACTGCTACCGGTGCTTTTTCAAGTAATAGCAATATTACTACAACTGCTGATACCTCTACAAATAACTTAGCAGTAACAAACAATGTTACTGTTACTCATGATGTTTCTGCTGAAAGTGTTACACTTACTAACTCCCCTGGCAGCATATCTTATAACACTATTACGGAAAGCTATGACTTTCCTTTAAATAGCGATGTAGTATTGCAAGTAGGCGAAGAAAATGTAATCCGTGGCAAAGCTACTGAAGCTATCTCAAATGGAGAGGTAGTGATGTTTGCTGGAGCTCAAGGAGACCACTTACTGCTAGCAAAAGCTAATTTCGCAGCGGTAGGATTCCGCCCAGAATGGGTTGTAGGTATTGCTACACAGGATATCGCTATTAATGATTTTGGATACGTTACTTCATTCGGCAACGTACACGGGTTAAATACTAGCACACTATCTGAAGGAGATATTTTATATGCAGACCCTTCTACGCCTGGAGCTTTGACAACTACCCGTCCTATATCCCCTAATCATGTTGTACAGATGGCTGCGGTTCTGTCTTCGAACCCTGCAGAAGGCGTAATTATAGTTCGTCCATCTCATTTCCCAGATACCGACGAAGTATTGGAAGGGCAGGCCAATCTTTACTATACAGATGCTAGAGTAGGCAGCTATCTTAGCACAAATGGCTATGATACTACATCGAATATTATTGCAACAATTACAGATTCTGCGCCTACAACTCTTGATACTTTGAATGAACTTGCCGCAGCTTTGGGAGATGATCCTAATTTTGCTACAACTGTTTCAACTCAAATAGGCACTAAATGGACTCAGGATAATACAAAAATCTCTAACTGGGATACAGCTTACGGATGGGGCAATCATGCTAGTGCGGGTTATGCAGCAGCTTCATCACTAGGCAGCTATTTGCCTTTAGCTCAAGCCAGAAAGACCTATAAAGGCACTGCAACAATTAACAATTCTGGCTATACAACTATTGCAACCGTAACAGGTGATAGGCTTGGTAGTGCTGTGGAGCTTGTTGT